CCAGTATCTACATAGAATACTCTACGCTCTGGAGCACGAGTAATACGATAGATAACCATCGCATTTTCCATCATTCTCAGCTGATTAGCTGGACGGATGGCTTTATGCAAATATGATAAGGGAATATTTTTGTCCTGATCAAGAAGACCTGATGTAACATAAGTGACAGCATCCTTCGAAATCTTAAGAGCTTTATCGTTAGCATTACCAGACTTATACTGTCCTGGTTTATTAGCGATACCCTTATCATCATAAACGAAGTATTCTTTAACTTCTGTGATCATCTGAACGCCAGTCTTAGGATCTTTTTCCTTTTTGACATCGCGCACTTTTTTGATTTTGCGTGGATCAATATAACGAACGTCATATAAACCTTTTTTCGGGTTGGACTTATCTACAAGTTTATGAAAGTAGATACGACCATCAATATACCAACGTCTATAATAATCTTGTGCACGGTTATTAAAATCAAGTAATGCTAACACATTAGTAAACTCGTTAGCAATAGCTTTCTTCACAGTAGCTGATACCTGAACACTATCAGTATCAACCTCAATTGGCTTTTCATCCTCGAGGTTAGAGATACTATCATTCACAATATCTTCAATGGCTGCATCAACATCAGCAAACATTGAGATATCTCTATATCTCTTAATCAGTTGCTCTTCAGTATTAGCAACTCCCTCGACATCAAAGTATGTGCCATAGTATCCACCGCCTCGGATAGATTCAATAGCACCATCGTCGTCTGGAGCCACGAAAGACTGTGCTGTTCGTGGCTCCCTCTTACGAGTAATTTCAAAACCAAATAATTCCATTATATTTTCCCTATACTAGATGTAAGACTATTTATGCTACATCATAATGTGTATATTGGAAAGTCACCGTAAATTCTTCAAAGATATCGTTCTGTGCGTATTGCAGTGCAATTTCTGACATATTGATTGGGAAGGCGTTTTTCAACGTATAACGTCCACCAGCCAATACTTCATCATTGCGATCCAGATGTTCTACAATTAAATCAGCTTGATACGAGCTTGGTGTCAATACACCTGTGTTATCTTCGCGATTATTAAGACCATTCATCCACTGTTCAAATGGTTGACGCAGAGAAAATTCTGAGTCATTAACAATTGTAATTGTCCATGGATCGAAGATACGCTCACCAGCTAACTTGATCTCACGACCACGATACTGGATGATTGCTGGGTTTACGTTAGAGGCTGGTAAAGCAGCACCTGTAACCAACAAGCTGTAAGATGTATCTACGTTTGGCACATAACTTGGAAAGGCGAGACTTACTCTAAACTGGTTAGGGCGAGCACCACCTGCGCCTAGTCTAGCCTTAAATTCTTCAATATTCATTGCGTTTTCTCCTTAAATACTAGATTAGGCTCCAAGCTCTTCGAACGTGATACCTGTTCGAGTAGCTACGAATGTCAGTGTGATGAAGTTAATCGATTTAGCTGGCTTGATAAAAATGTCAGCACGGAACTCATTAGCATCAATAACTTGACCAGTGTTATTTGTTTCGTCACAAACAACGCGGAAGTCATAAACACCACGACGACCTTGAACATCGCGCAAGAACGGCTCAACCAATGAGCGGAACTGAGCACGAGTAAAGGCATCGTTGAACTCAAACAACTGGAACTTAGCAGCTGTTGCGATTGCTTTTTCAATCACAATAAACAGACGACGAACATTAATGCGGTTGAAAGCACTTGCTTTGTTCAAAAGTGTTTTATCGCCGAACAAAATCACACCTTGGGCAGCAGACTGAACGATTGGGTTTACACCAGCCGCGTAGAGCGTGTCGCGGTCAGATTTCTTAGGATTGAAAGCCAACTTAACGGCGTTCTTGATTTGACCACGATTTACACCAGCAGGTGAGAACCATGGGTCAGCTTCAAGGTCTGTAGTTACGCAAGTGCCAGCTGTGTCACCATTACATGGAACCCAAGCATAAACATCATTGTAGCGGTCATACATATACTTCCAGCCACTGTCCATGACAGCGAATGAAGAGCGAGTATAAGAGGCTAACTCAGTCTTAATGTCAGTTACCTCTGAGCCAGAGTTGTTAACAACACTTGCTTTTTGTGGTGACAAAAACACCAAGCAGTCTTTACGGATATCAGTAACATTGTCGATGATGTAATCACCAACAGTTTTGCTATGTTGACCAGCAACAATCAGACTTACATCAGTTTCTTCGTCGTTTGCGAAGAGGATGTAAGAGTTTTGTAGATCAGCATCAACTGGAGCAGCATCAACACCGCCAATTAATGACCAAGCATCTGTGTCAAGAGTATCAATGAGAAGTTCATACGATTTATTAACAGCATCTTGAACTGTAGAAACTGAAGTTCCCCATGATTCACCCAAAGAAGTTGATGTCGTGACAACTTGATCCATGAACCAGATATACTGAGACTGATTGTTAATTACATCTTTGTAATAGTTTGATTCGTTTTGATCGCTTCTAGCTCCTGGAGCTTTAGAAAGACCAGAGAACTTCTCAAGAACTGTTCCAGCGACACCTGTAAACACACCATCTTCATCAATAACAATAACATGAACTTCATCAAGTTGAATGCTTTGATTTGAAGCCCAAGTCGTGGTAGAAGGAGTGTAGTCAAAGTTTGAAGCGTATGTCCAAGCTGTTGACAATGTGGCTGTCGCGGTAGCCAATGTGCCGCCGCCACCAGAAATTGTTACTGTTGGGGCTGTAAGATAACCAGCTCCTGGATATGTTACTGTGATTGAATCAACAGTTGAGCCGCCGTTCAAGTCAGCAATGGCAGCAGCGTTTGAACCACCTGCAGGGGCATCCGAAATTGTTACAGTTGGTGCTGAAGTATAACCAGAACCACCATCAGTTACTGTAATAGAAGCAACTGAAGTGGCAGTAAAGTTACCCAAGTCAGCAACTGAAACTTTAAGTGAGTTACCAGCCGCACCTGCGTATTTAGCAGCGAATGGACCAACTGTGCCTTCACCAGCAGAATATGAAGCGTTATATTCATCTTCGTTTCTGATCAGAACAGCAGTTCCTGATGATACAGCGTTTTTAGCAGCCGAACCAACTTCTCGTGAAACGAGCAAGCTGGAACCATATGCTAAGAATGAAGCAGCAGTTAGGAAGTCAACATTAGTGCTTGAGGCAGGTTTGCCGAAGCGAGCAACGAGTTGATTTTCGCTGCCGATTGATGTGAGTTCACGCGCTGGACCCCATGCGAAGTCACCAACGAAACCGCCAGTTGTAGTGCCAACTCCTGGAACTACACTTGATGCGTCCTGTTCGCGAACGAGAACTCCTGGACTTAGTTGAAATGCCATGTTTTATCTCCTCGATATTATGGATTATCGTTTATTGTTTTATCACTGAAATTATTTATAAAAAAGGAGTTTTCTCTTTACCGTCCAACGAAAACCACAAATCTCCGCCCATTACTTCAGCTTCAGGCTCCGAACCATCAACAATTTCACCAAATGGTGTTAAATCGTTCTCAATCATACGCATTTCAGCGTTAAAAAGACCCTCTCTAACATTCACATTTGTTAAGTCTGTGAAGAAAGAATTGGTTGTAACCCACCCAAACAACACTAAACACATTGCAAGATCGTCATTATACCCTTCATCAGCTTGAAAAGTTTGACCCTTTTCTGTAAAAACTGATAATTCTTGTATTACGTCAGCATCATGGATCAACAATTTAGTGTCTTCAACTAGAGATTTTATCGCAAAACAACCTTGCCGTTTAACTGCTTTCGATGTTGTAACACCAAGTTTAGCCGACCGACCGAATCCAGGAGTTAAATATTGTTTACCATTCTCAGTTAGAGTAGTAAATACGTTCTCATATTCTTCCTCCTGATGAAGTATATCTAGGACTTGTTGACCGATGTCATTCGATTCTACTAGAACATATGCGTTATTGTAGTCTTTTGCTACTTTAGATATAACACTAGGATATAACATAGGAGATATCTTATTGTGCTTGTATTTTCCAACAAGTTTATATGGCATCTCTGTTACATCGATTAGGGCAAATGCTGAATAGTCTCCACCGACACCCCTTGCAACGTCTGCTGTAATCATATAATAATGATCAGGTTGCGGCTCTTCGTAAATATCCAATCCGTCTTTGGTGTATTCAGGAGTTCTTGCGCTCATAGTAGCAAGAGTTTTGCCATTGATAAGAGTATTGGTAGAACCTAAAAACTCACAAAGAACTTCCTGATTAAATTTTAGATCGCCAAGAAGTTTATTTTGTTCTTCTGCCCATGCGTCATCTCTTCCAGGAATTTCAGAATAATGGATAAACATATTTTTGAAACCGTTTTTACCCTCTTTTGATTCATTCCAAAACTTCCAAAAG